AAGAGTGGAATATAACGACCAAACTATATAAAAAGGAAATTAAGGATGATTCAAGAATAAATGGAACTAGTCAAGATTTAAGAATTTATAACACAATATTATGTCGTATTCTTGAAAATCTATGTGGAAAATTAAGTTATAATAAATTTGTTTCTGATAAAATCATCTTTTCAAATAAAGAATGTTTATTAGGTTTCTTAGATGCCTATATTGGTGGTGATGGATCAGTTAGTATAAGAGAAAAGAAAATATTTATGTCTTCGGTTTCTAAAAATTTACTAATGGATGTTCAACAAATATTAAACACTCTAGGAATTTATAGTAGCATTAATAAGTTGCCACTAAATAAAAATGAACGTTTTACTATTATTCATCAGTGTTATGATTTAAATGTTAAAAATCAACAAGCTAAAAAATTGGCACAACTTTTAAATATTAAATTAAAATATAAACAAGAAAGACTTGATACATTATTAAATCATAATTATAAATATGAAATAAATCAAAAATATTTGAATATTCCGAATGAAGTTGACGGGGAAATTAAATACCAAAATAGAACTAATGATATTTACAAGGAAGTATTATTTGATATGGTTAAAAGTATTGAAGAAGTTCCAAATACAACCAATTATGCTTATGATTTAACTGTATCAGATACATTAACATTTAACATTTATAATGGTTTATGCGTTGACGATACATTTCATTTTGCAGGTGTCGCTTCAAAGTCCAACGTGACTCGTGGTGTGCCAAGAATTGAAGAAATATTATCTTTGTCTCAAAATATTAAGAATCCTTCATTAACTGTTTACATGAAAAAAGAAGAACAGACAGATAAGGATAAAGCAAGTGTATTACAATATATGTTAGAACATACAAAATTAGAAGAAATAGTAAAGAATGTAGAAATATGCTTTGATCCAGATGATTTAAATACATTAATAGCTGAAGATAAATCAACTATGTCACAATACAGAGAATTTGAAAATATGATTGATGAATGTTTAGAAGTAGAAGCAGGAACAGAAGAAAATGAAAAGTCTAAATGGGTTATAAGGATGGAAATGGATCCAGAAGTAATGTTGGAAAAAAATATTACAATGGATGATGTTAACTTTACTTTAAATAATACATATAAAGAGGAAATAACATGTGTTTATTCAGATTATAATGCCGAAAAACTGGTATTTAGAATTCGTATGAATAATTTATTGAAAAATTCATCTGGTAAGGGTAGTAAAAAAATAAAAATAAATCCGTTGGATCAATCTGATCAAATTTATATATTAAAGAATTTCCAAGATCAATTATTAAACGGTATTGTTTTACGCGGTGTTAAAAAAATAAATAAAGTAATTCTTAGAAAGATCAAAGACAATTTAGAAGAAAAAGGAGGAGCTTATAAAAAAGAAGATATTTGGGTATTAGATACAATCGGAACTAATTTATTACAAGTTTTAGGCCTAGATTATATTGATTCAAATAGAACTATTAGTAATGACATTATGGAAATTTATGATGTTTTGGGAATGGAAGCTGCTAGACAAGCTCTTTATAATGAATTATCAGAAGTTTTAGAATTTGATGGTTCTTATGTCAATGCACATCATATGGCTCTTTTATGCGATAGAATGACATTTAGTCATAAGATGATTTCAATTTTCAGACACGGTATTAATAATGATGATATAGGTCCCATTGCGAAAGCATCATTTGAAGAAACACCCGAAATGTTTTTAAAGGCAGCAAGACATGCAGAATTAGACAACCTTAGAGGAATTTCAGCAAATGTAATGTGTGGTCAAGAAGGATTATTTGGAACAGCAGCATTTCAAGTAGTGTTGGATATTAACGAGATGATCAATTTAGAAGAGAAATACAAATTTGAATATCAAGATAAAGATGAATTAATAGAAGAGGGATTATTTCATGGTTTAGAAGATAAAAAAGATAAATGTAGTATTCAAAATCTTCAAATACAAACTAATGTAGCAAACATTAAAACCGAAGAACTTGGAACTGATAATGATTATGATCCATTTGCATAATAATAGTATAATTTTAAAAATAATATATTAAAAAATAATTAATTAGTTAATTATGAAAACTTTTTTTAATATATTACAAACTTTAATTAATAAGAAATACAAAATATATCCTGATGAACCAAATACATTTTTTTTGTTTTTAGATATAGATAAAAATAAGGATAAAAAGTTTTTACAAGATGATATATATATTAATACTTTTATAAGTAATATTTATTATAAAGAAAAAAATATAAATTTTAATGAATGTTATTACCGATATGCAAAATCTAAATTTATGGCTTTAAATGATATTTTATTTAATCCATTTTTTATTAAAGAAATAAAAGATCGTATTTTTTATCTGTTTTCTAAAGCTCAAAAATGTTATCATGCATTTTTACGACTTGCTCATATTTATAAATTTAAAAAATATAAAATTGTTGTTAAAGATGATCTTAGTTTAAATCCAATTGATCCTCAAAATAATGATAGTTATATTCTTATACAAAATAAATCTAAATTTTTTTTTAGAATTAATGATCTAATTTCAATCATAGAAACTTCTATTTGTAATTCTCCAAATTTTTTTTCACATGCATTTTGGCCTGAAAATCCATATAATAAAATAAAATTTAGCCCATCTAATTTATACAATATTTATTTTAAAATGAAAGATTCGGGAAGACTTATTTCTACATTATTTCATTTCTTTTTTTTAGAAAATTTTCAACTTTCTAATTTTGTAGAAAAATATGAATCTTTTATTAGAGATAAAAATATTGAAAGTTATGTGTTAAATTCTCCTTTTACAATGTTATATTCTGCTGTATTAACAATGATAAATAATAATAAATATACCAGATTATTAAATATCCATAAAGATTTTCCAAAGGAAACTCTAGTTGAAATATTTAGACCATTCCTTTATTATTATTATATTTATAATTATGGAATAAAGGGGTCATCTAAAATTTACAAATATAAATTGATTCTATTTGAAAAATTAAAAAATTTTTATGAATACAATAAAGCATTTGGAAGAAAATGTATTCAATTATCTAGAGATAGAAATTTAAAATTGATTAAAAAAACTTCTTTTAATAGTGATCACATTAATTTTTATAAAATTCATATTAAATGTATGGATAGTTTGGAAGAAGAATTTTTATTTTTTAATAATAATTCTCAATTAAATAGATTTTTTAATGACAGAATTTTTATGAATCATGATTTAAATAATTATAATAGTTTTGATAGATATTATGAATATTTATTAGATAGTGATGAGGATTCATCTGAAGATAATGAAATGACAATTACACCCGAAATTAATAATAATTATATTGAATCCGATGATGATTCTATAAGTTAATAAGTTAATAAATTAAATATTATTTTCTTCTATTATTTCTATATTCTCCGGAAGTTTTCTTCTAGTTGCTTTTTTCCCAGGCGGGTTAACTTTAATTTGTTTTTTAGTTTTTCTTTTCTTAACAGGTATTATTTCCAATTTTTCTTCTTTTGGAAATATTATTTCTTCTGGAACTATTTCTTCTTCTTCTTCTTCTTCCCGCAAAATAATACTAGAAGGCTTCGTTTTCTTTTTAAAATCATTTTTTTCTTCTTCATCTACTTCTTCAAAAACTTTTTGCTTTGGATTTATTTTTTCAAATTTTAAATCTATATAATCTTCAACTAAAATATATTCATTTAATGCATTTTCTATATTCTTTTGACAATTTTCATTTTTTAATTCATCAATATTTATAGTTATCTTTCCCTTTTCATTTATTATTAATTTATATTCTGGTAATTTATTTTGTTTTCTTCTATACATTGCTGGTGTTAAAATAAAAACATATTCATTATTTGTATTATCTTCATAACAAACAAATTCTTTAAATCGGTATCGCGTTTCAGCAATATTTTTAGTAGAAATTAATATAGATGGTATTTTATATTTTGCAAGTAAAATCCATAAATCAAAAGTTGTAGCTAAAAACCCATCATGACTAATTAATTGTTCTAAGTTCATTGATCCATCAATCAATTGATTTGCATCAAATTGTCCTTCCTCTTTTAAAATATCAATAATTTTGATAAATCTTTCTTTATCTGAAAATTTGTTAGTTAATTTACTATATTCATCTATTAAATCATCTTTTATCTCTTCTATTGTTATATTCTTACCTTGTAATTCGTATATAATATCAATTAATACGTATAAAGAACAATTTACAGAATCTTTATAATCAAATTCTTTATAATCTTTTGGAAAACAATTTCTCCAATAAACTGATTTTATTTTTTGAGGATCTGATTTTTTACAATCTATTACATTATTTGGATTTATAATTTCGTCCAAGTCATATTCATTTTTATATGTCTGAGAAATAATTGGTTCAGCTGTATCATAGGTATTGTATTTTGCATATAAATTTATTTCAGCTGGAATTAGATTCTCAAAAAAATCTTGATTCAATAAATCTTGTAATATAATTATCTCATTATCTCTTAAATTATATTTAACTTGGCCAAATGACAAATATGCCTGAGGTTTGAAAATAAATGACTTAATTCTATTATATCTTATTAACTCATCAGTCATTCTTCCATAATAAAATAATTCATTATCTGTTCCATTTACCAGATTTTCCTTTGGTAATACTAGTTCACATTTTTCATTTGTCATTCTACATATAGATCCTTTTGTCTTTTGTTCACAAACTTTTTTAGAACAAGTATTCAAATTATTTTCATTTATATCTTGATAATTATAGCCTTGACTTTCGGAAGCAAATACTATATTTTCTTTTACCAATTCATATAATAATTCTTTAACTTTATCAAATTTTTTATTATATAATATAGAAGTTTTTAATGCTTCCTCTTGTATTTTCTTCCTTAATTCACTATTTGAATAATCATTGAATAATATACGAATTGTATTTCTAAAAACATTAAAATAATTTGTTTCTAATTGAATTCTCTTTATAAAATCTACCCGATCTTTATCAACATTATTTTTAGTTAATGTATTTATATCAGCAACTAACATATCATTATTAGTAATAGTTTTAATATTATCAGGAACATTTGATACTGGAATTGGATCTTGTATTGGAATAAATTGATTTGTATTTGTTAAAAAACCAGTTATTAATTCATCTTCAACTACTCGGCAAAAATATTTAGGATCAAAACAATTTACTTTTTTTATATCATCTGGCTCTAAATAATTATAATATTCTTTTAAAAATTCCAACGTTTTATCATAAGGTTTCCAAATGTTATCATTCATATAAACAAAATCATAATCGCATGATTTGGAAAGATCGTCACAATTTTTTGAATCTTTTAATAAAGTTAGTGACGAAGGAAAACAGGGTATAAACCCTTCAAGCCCATTTTGGTTTTTAGCTAAAATACCAATTACTTTTCCCTGAAAATTTAAAACTTGTTGGAAAATTTGGTATTTTTTATTTAATAATTCTTTTATTAAAGTATCTAGTAAAGGAGATTGTTTAAATCTATATTCATTTGGTTTACTTAAGAAAGTTCTGCATTTTTCACCTAATGTTGGTTTAATAATTTTTGAAAAAACAGCTCTCAATGTTTTTGGTAATTTTCTATCATACTCACTGAAAGTTTTTGTAATATAAATTCTATTTCCATCATTTCTATATCCATAAATTGGTTCAAAATAATTTTCTCTTTTAATTAAAATTAAACTTCTTTTTCTAGAATCAAATGTATGATTAGAATAATGATTTGTAGGACAAACTAGATCTATATTGTTAGTTGCATCATCTTCAGGTATCTCTAAAATGATTAGATTAATTCCTGTTTCAAATAACTTGGAATTAGGCATTGAAACTAAATCCCATAAATAAGTATAATCAATATTTACTTTATCATCTAATAAAAACTTTTTGAATGTTTCAAATGCTTTTGACACTTTTTCTATAAACTCTTTAATGACTTCTTTTTGAGAATCATTTTCTTCTGTTAACATTTTTTTAAATAATCTTGAAGATTTATAATTTTCTAAACTAACACTTAATTCTTCATTTGCGAATATAGTAATTAAATCGCCATTTTGATATTTTATAAATTTATCCAGATCAATTGCGTCTAGTAGGATTTTTTTCATTTCTTTTATATTTGGCACTTCATGTTTAGCATTTGGAATATATTTTGTAATTAATGGAGATTTAGTATTTACATCTTTTTGACCATAGAAAATAGCACTTGCAATACAGGCTATAAATGATTGATTATTGCTAATTTCAACTCCATGTCTTAAAATACAAGTATGATTTAATTTCAAATTCATATTACTTTTGCTAATTTGACAATCCTCGCTAACCTCATGTAAAAATTTTTGAACTGATATTGGTAAAAATCCCCAACGATGTTCTCCTAAATATTTTCCATATTTTTCTGGACCTTTTACATAATGCTCAACTTCTATTACATCTCTTCTTAATTCATCTTCAATTGATTTTTCTTTATCTGAAACAACTTGTGCATTCTTTTCATCAAACTTACCTTGACAAATATCTCTGCGATTTTTCATTTCTTTGGTTGACCAATTACTATAACAACATGGAATACATAATCCAGAAGGTGTTTTTTGTTTATGAAATCCTGGATATTTCTTTTCATTGTCATCGTAGAATTTATATACATATTTATTCTTTGGAACCTCTTCATCCTTTTTACCAATTATAGCATCTTCAATCTTATTTACTTTAGGACCACATTTTCCATCTAAAATATCTTGTTCAGTAACCATTGTATCTGTAAGAAGACACCAATATCTAGGACATGTATAATAAAATTTTTTTGAACTATCTTTTGAATCAGTTCCATATTCAATAAAATCAGCATCTTCATTTATTTCACCAGGATGTTCAGCTATTATTTTATCTTTTTCTTCTTTGGTTAAAATTACAGGTTGTCTTCTATCACTTAAACTAAAAGGACACATTCTAGTATACAAATCAAATTTTTCATCTTTGGATTTCACAAATAATTGTGGCATTCTTTCTTCTAAACGGGCTGAGAAAGGATTAGGATATTTTAATTTCATACCTGTAATATCTTTCACAGTATTTTCTACTTTATTAATTGTGGATTTTTTTGGAATAATTTCAAGATTTTCTTTTTGTTCTTCTTGTAATGAAATAGATTTTAACTCAGATTTTTTTTGAGATGATTCTGATTCAGATTTTTTTTTGAGATGATTCTGATTCAGATTTTGGTTTTTCTAATTCAGATGATTCAGATTTTAAATTTTCTAATGAAATAGAATCTAATTCAGATTTTGGTTTTTCTAATTCGGAGGAATCAGATTTTAAATTTTCTAATGAAATAGAATCTAACTCAGATTTTGGTTTTTCTAATTCGGATGATTCTGATAATTTTTCTGATGATATACTTTCTGATGATTCACTAGCACCTCCTTTAAAATCTGGCGATTCATCATCTTCAAAACCCAATATATCTAATAAATCATCCATGTTTTCTCCCTTTTTCAAAGCATCTTCATAGGAAATGGAATCTTCATTAAAAATTGGTATTTCATTTTCTTCTAATGATTTTTCAGATTGAGCTGTTATTTTTTTAAATTCTATATCCTCAACTTCATTTCCGGAGCAAAGTTTATTTATTTTTGATATTTTAATTCCACTACTATTAATGTCTTGAGTAATTCTAATTATTGTATTAAGATAAATTGGAATTGTGCTTAAGTAATAAACATCATTTATTCCACTAACAATAATTTTAATTTCACTTGTAATTACATTTACATTCATTTCAGTTTTAAAACCAGGATTTATTTTAATCATTAAAGCTCTTCGTTTATTGGCACCTCGTATAACTTCTAATTCAGATTGAATTTTAAGTATTAAATCCAAAGCCATCTCATTATCTAAATCATCAAATTGTTTCAATAATTCTTCTATAATTTCATCTAATTTTAAACCTTGATCTATTTTTTCAATTATAAAAGCTTCTTGACTATCACGTTTATTAAAATTAGCTACACGCTTATATCTTAATTGAATTCCATTTTTAAAATTTGACGATTCAATTACAAAAACACTTGAAATACAACCTATAAATTTATTAATATTGATTGGTTTGGTAATATTATAACTGGTTTGAAATTTTAAATCTCTGATTTCAACATTTAAAGATTGTATAGAATTAAATAATGGAATAATTAATCCACTTTGTTCAAAAAAAGGTTTTATCTGTTCAATCAATGGATTTATAGATAAACTAACAATATTATCTATATTTTCAAACATATTTTCACCGACTGTTAATAAAATTGGATTTTCAAAATCAGTTAAGGGATATACTATAATATTTCCGTTATCTTCAAATTCACAAACCATAAAAATATTAGATCCGTTATATTGAATATTAGTATAAACAGCAACTGATTTATGTTTTCCTATTACTTTTATTAGTTTAAAAATAGTTGTTTTTTGCAAAAAGGGTATCTTTCTTCCATCAACTGTAATCTGTGGCGCATATAATCTGTATATATTTTCTTGTCTAGATTCTGGATTATATTTTATTAATGGATATTCTTCAGTAGCATGTATTAATTTAAAAATTACATCAATTGGTATTTTTATAGTAAATTCAGGATAAATTATAACCTTTAAATTTGAAATGCCAGTTAATTTATTATTTTCAGAAAATTTATCAGATATTTTTTGGTTTATATATATATCATAAAACATATCTATATTTTCAAAACTTTTTTTTACATCAGTTGTTAAAATTAAATCGGTTGATTGAATCAATTTGCCCTGATTTTTTTCTAAAAGTTCTAATGTATTAATATTATCCTGATATAAAAATGGGAAATAAATTTTACACGTATAATCATCAGAAATATTATTCTTAGAAACAATTTCAAATACGTTTTTGGCTAAACATAAATAAATTGTATTTCTAAATATAGGTCCATTTTCAAGTAATAAATTAGTATTTAAAGTAGATAGTTCTCTTCTAGAATTTTCTAATAAGGGATCATATTCAGAAACTAAAAAAGGATCTGCTATAAATGGATATTCATTAGAAAAAACGATTTTTTGACCTAATGGTTTTCCTATTAAATATTCTCTTTCTGAAAAATCCAATTTTAAAATATCATCAAATGAATATTGTTCTTTATTTGGCAAATTAAAATCTATTAATTTTCCATCTTTATTATATAAATTCATTAATAGTTGTTGAAAGCGTATTTTAGTTAAAGGTAATTTATCGTTTTGAGTTAAATTTTGATAAACAGAAATTGAATTTAATTTTTCAGATTTCAAACAAAAAAGATAAATTTCACTCATAGATGCTATTTTTTCAATTGCATCAAATACTTTTAATTTTATAACACCTATACTATCATCTATGTGGATTGATTCATTAATAAATGTCACATTTATTTTATTATTTTTAATGTAATCTAATTCTTCTCTATTAAATACATCTTTAAATAATTTATTTTCAGGATCTTTTAAGAAAATACTATTTGGATCTTGAATATCTTCGTTAAAACCATAAAAAACATGTATTTTTTCTGTAACATTCATATTGGTTAAAAGATTTACTTTAAATATAGGAAATAGTGACATATATATAAAGCATCTATTATTTTTAATTTAATATATTTTTATTCTAAAATTTATATAAAATTCACGATTTTTATTTAAAATCATAATATGGGTTATCGGTAATTTTCATTCCACAATATGGTTGTGGGTTTTTTTTATAATCAACTGGACTATAAATATCAGCTTCTTTAGCATTTTCTAATAAAAATTTAAAATTTTTCCAAAATTCTAAATTATGTCCTTCTGATAAAGTCATTATATGGGAAATTTCATGAATTGCTACAAATGTTAATGTATTAATATCAATAAGTTGAGTCCCATTTTTTTTTTTATCTAAGCAAAATGCAATCTTTTCCCCCTTATTTTCACTATAAGCTGTATATTCACTAGTTGGTAAAGTTTCCGATATTTTAGTTGGATTAAATTTTTGCACTAATCTTTGCACATTTTCATCATCAGGATGTTTTTTAGCACAATAAGCTACCAATTCTTTACAACTTTGAGTAACTTTTGCTAACAAATCTGCTGCCAATTCCATTTTATTCCTTTCTCTAACACAATATTTTTCCCCATCCACATGGGATATAATACATTTTAAATTAAATGCGTCTGATTCATTATATATTTTTAGGCAAACAAATATTACAAATGCAATAATTAAAAATATTAAAATACTGTGTTTATCTAAATCAAACATTGAATATATATTATATAAATTTAAAATAATAAATAAATAAATATATATTAAGGGATAAAATGTTAAAAGATGACACAAATAAAATGATGAAGGAATGGATACAAAAAGATATTGTGCAAAAATATAATGGGAAAAAAGATATTTCAGAAGCAGTTGAAAAATGTTTAAATCATATTGAATGTCTTGGCTGCATGGATACTCATAAAATTTTACTGGAATCAGAATCATATTTTGGAGGAACTTATGAAGAATTTAGTTGTCCTATTTGCACTGGATATAAGAATCGGCTGGATAGTCATCATCAAATTTATCATTCACATGTAAATGGGAGACAAGTGCCGTATAATGGAGGAGATAGTAAAGTAGATTATTCTCGTGTTAATCATTTATATAATATTTATAAACAGGAATATGAAAAAAATGATATATTATTAGAGGAAAAAAAGAAAGAAGCTGAAATAAAAAATTGCAAATTAATAGCAGAAGAAAATGAAAAAAATAAACCTTTATGGGAATTTATGGATAGTAAAGAATTACAAAAAGAAATAAATTCTATTGATATTAATGTTAATATTAATGATTTAATAAATGATGTTAGTTTATTGTTAGCATCTACTGCTGGAAATTTGTTATCATTGCCGTCATTTTTAAAAGGATTAAATGTTAGTTTAAAATATTATTGGGATAACGAGTCTGCAACAAATAGTTCTTTCTATAAAACAAAAGATGATAAGGACGAAACAATTTATATTAAATTTGAATATAATAAAAAAATAGTAAATAAAAATGGGGGTTTTGGTATTTTTCGTATGAAAGGAAGTTCTAATAAAGAATATTTAAATATAATTTATTTTATTGCTAAACCAAAAAACGAGGCCGCTGAAAAAATATGCACTAACTTAATGAATAAAACAATTCAAAGTATTATTGATAAAATAAATAAATGAAAAGTGTAAAAGTAATCTAATTTTTATAAATTAAATTACTTTTTAATATTAGATTTTATATTAAGTATTTATTGTGTTCCTTGGCCTAACTCTAAAGGTGGTCTCATAAAATCTGGCTCAATTGTTGAAAGGTTCCATGGTCCCACATTAACTTGTGGATTTGGTGGCTCAGATCTAATTTGTAAATTAGCATTTCTTAATGTTTGACCAATTGTATCAATACCAATATGATAACCTGCTTTTAATAAATTTATATTAGCAAGATCACCTTTACCAGCTGGATTTAATTGAGCCCATTGACTGTTAGTATCCTTAGGTAAGAGGTCTGAAGGGTTTTGTGTAGAAGCTTTGCTACAAGATGGTGGAATACCCATACCAGATGGTTGTGAAGAACCACTTACAGAAGAGTAAACTTCGTTACCAGATTCTAATGCTGGTTGAGGACCTGAAGTATTACTAGAATTATTATAGGCAGAAGGACGATTTTGAGACATCATTTCCCCACCTACAGAACCCTTTGACATTAGATTTTTGTATAACATATAAAGGCCGTATAATACAATAATAGAGATTAAAACACCGCCAATACCATAATTATTCCAGAGTTTTTTTAAAGAAGCACTCATTATATAAAATTAGGGATAAAATATTTTTCAAATTAATTATTAATTAATAAATAATAATTAATAATTAATTAATAATTAATTTGAACCTGGTTTATAATTATTTCTAAAGTATTTTAGTTTTCAGAATCCGAAGGGTTATCTTCACTATTTAAATCATCTAAATCACTATCACTATCATTCATATCATCTAACATGTAAGTCTTCTTAATATTTTTCATTTCTAGGAATGCTAAAATTGCATTCTTTTTTGCTTCTTTTGCTTTTTCTCTTGCTTTTTGATATATTTCATAATAAACTTGATTATGTTTTTTTAATGTAAATGTTTCTAAATTATTTTCAATTGAAGAGGAGATATCAATTTCTTTTAGAGTATCTGGATATTCTATCTCAGGTGTTAGTTCTTCAATGTCTAAAGTAATACTTTCATCTTCCTTGATTATGACATCATTATTATTATTATTATTATTATCAATAAATTCACTTTCAATATTTTCTTCTAAATCTTTTTGTTCATGATATTCCTTGTGTTCTTCTAAATCTTTTTCATCATCTTCTTTTTCTTCTTCTAAATCTTTTTCATCATCTTCTTTTTCTTCTTCCTTTTGTTCTTCATCTTCTTCCTTTTCTAATTCTTTTTGTTGAGGAATAGATTTTTTATTTGGATTTTTAATAAAACATTCATCTAAAAATGGATCAGGACTAACAATCATACATTGCTTAAGTTCTATTTCTATTTGAAAATTTCTTGATGTAAATTTTATACCTTGTATTTCTAAAATTGAAATAATGGATTTATCAGAATTTATATCATCTATATTAATTATCTGATCCTTTTCATCATAAATTTTTATATTTTGCTTTACATTTACTCTTAATAAATAAAATTTACCTGATTTAAAAATTTTAAAAGGAGAAGTAAAAGCTGATTCAATATCATCTATTTCTAATTTATTTTCAAACCAATTTTGACCTTTATTAAAAATGAGATTTTGACAAGTATTTTCTAAATTTTCAATCCAGTTTATAAATACTGTATCATTATTATCAAACATTAAATCAGTATATATTTTTTTACCATTTTTAATAAATCCTTGTTTTGTTAAACTTTTTGGAGATTGAATATATAATGATTTATTGTTATTCTGCATAAGCCTAGTAAAATATGCACCTCCAGTCAAAGTTGAAGGAGGTCCTAAATATAAATTTGAAAAATCATAATCTATTGTTGGTTCAATTACGTCCATTATTTATTGAAAATAAAGAAAATATAAATTTTATTGACACGCATACAATTTTACAGTAATTGCAATAAGTTTTACAATTTATATATAAAATATAATAACTTTTTATATATATAATAAATGAGTAATCAATATTTAAGAGCATTCGTAATAGGCTCATCGTTTTTTGTGTTTATTCCTTATTTTTTAATTGTTAGTTCATTTGACAAGAAAAATATAAATTTCAGTTATGAATATTACACATTTGTAGCTCCAATAGCATTAGGAATTTTTAATGTTTTATCATTATATTTAGCTAATATATTTAATTTAACGAAAAGAACCAGATTCGTAGTAATAAGTTTAATAGCCCCAACATTGGTAGCGGCAACGGTTTATATTCTTAAAGTATATAATAATTTAAATACATATAGGTCATGGTTTAATTATTTGATAAAATTATATTTATTATATTTTTTTGTATTCAGTTATGATGTTTATCTATTAGATAGGTACGTATAATAAGTTTTTATAAAAATTGATAAAAAAATCTTATTTAAAAGATATAAAATTATTAAAAATGAAAATTGCAAAAAGAATATTTAGACCCCAAAGGAATAACAATTGAAGAATTAGATAAATATATAAAATAAATTGCATTGGGTTTACTCATCCTCCTTCCTTTCTAAAAAATAATTCATTATATCATCTTTAAATTCTTGTGGAAAATTTTCAGAAGGATTAATTAGTCCCATAGGATCGTGAGTAATATGTTTATCAGGAGAATAATCATATTTTAATAAAATATCGTTTCTTTCATGATAATATCTATTTTTTTTTGATCCATGATAAAAATGTCTTATTAATCCGGGAACAAATCCTAAGCGTAAACTTTTAGCCTTTTCTTGAAATTTTAACATACTATTTCTATAGTCAGGCATATAAGAATTAGATTTTTTATATGTATTTAGTATTGCCATACTCATTATATAATCTCCTGATCCTAATATAGCTAAATCATATAAACCTCCTATTTTTTCATATGCAGTTCTTGTAATTGCCCATGCATATCCTGGATGCCAATAATTTATTCCCCTTATTTCTTTAGAATTTTTCTTTTTTTGATAAAAATTGTAACCTAAACTTGGATAAATACCTAAATTTAATTCATTTTTATCCATATCAGCAGCATGACTAAATAATTGAACAATATCTTTATATCCATTTAATATTTTTAAAGTATCTAATGCCCAAGTATAACTTTCAAATTCAATATCAGCATCAATCCAAGCAAATGCTTTATAATCTTTAGGCAATAAATATTTTACGCCTAAATTAATCATACTTTCTTTATGCCAAAGAGGAGTTTCTGTTCTAATTTGCAAATGATTTTTATTTTCAGAATCTGTAATAATAAATTTTTGATCTTTATATACTAATTCTACAATATACAGTCTTATATTTGAATCTTCATTCATTCTATTAATAAATTGATTAAAAAGCTTATATCTTCTTCCGTATAAACAAGGATTAGAAACTACTGCAATCACATTTAATTTATCCTCTAAGGGAAGATTATTATTTAAAGTCATTTTTAATTCATTAACTTTATAATTTATATCGTCAATTTCTATTCCATTAATAACAGTCATAATTAATAATATAATAAAATATTTTTAAATAATTTATTTTACTAAATATTTAGAATATGTTTGTTTTACAATTATTTGTTATTTTTATAATTTAATGAAAGATTCATTAATAAAACAATGTTTAGATATTTTAAAAACAGATGATGTTCGTAATGAAATAAAACAATTATTTTCTCCTGTAACTGATTTAATATTATATGAAATTTATCCTTATATTTATATTATCATTTTTTTAGTGTTTCTGATTTTTGTATTAATTTTAGCAATTTTAGTAATATTAATTACATTATTGCGTAATAAAAATGTCATTAACACTTTTCGCTAGTATTTTTTCTTATTTAAATATATAAATGGCAAAAAATCGTAGTAATAGAAGAAGATCAAGATCCGGATCTAAATCAAAAACAATGAGAAGATCACAAAGAGGTGGAGATTTAGCAGGAAATCCCCCATCCAGTTGGGGATGGGTTAATGGAACTGTAGGAAATGGTTGGACCCAATTTATGAATTCACTATCTTCTCAGCCAGGTCAGAATCTTGGCACTGCACAAAGTAATGATATTGTTCCTGTAAATAATATTAATGCACAAGATTCTCAGCCAGGTTTAGGCGCTAATTTACAAGGCGGTAGAAAAAGAAGAAATAAAACTCGTGGGAAGAAGGGAGGATCTTGGATATCAGTTTTGAATCAAGCCGCTGTTCCAGTTTCACTACTTGCATTGCAACAAAGTTTTGGAAAAAGTCGTAGTTCAAAAAAATATCGTCGTCATTAAATAATTTTTTTCACAAGTTATAATATTTTCTCATTTTTTTTATCTTCGTAATGTTTTACGTATATGATACTCTTTATCGTATTGACACCATCCTCCACAAAAATTGTATTTATGCCAATATATATATGTTGAATATTGTTCTTCTGCATCATTCCCACAATTAACGCAATATTTATCGTTCTCAATGCGGTCTTCATATTTAATTAATAATTGATTCATTACTACTCGCATTTTGGGTCTATGTTCAACATTAAACTCATTTATTAAATCTTGTAATTGTTTAGGTAATAAAAGTAAATTCATTTGTTATATTATATTCATTTAATATAATAAATATTGTTCAATTTTTTTTACCAAAAATTTTATATTTTTCAACATCTTATCAAATCAGCTTTCAAGTTACTAAATATTACTGAAATATTATTATTTACTAAATAATCTTTCATATAAACTTCAGAAACAATTGATTTTACTTTAGAATATTTTTTTAAACAATTAAAAGCCAACCCATATTTTAACGCAATATTAGGAAGTGCAATACAGAAACGATCATTATATCCATAATAACAATGTTCCAATGGAATAATTATATTTTGTTCATTTAATAATTTAAATGACTCAATATTTAATTTTGTATTATATTTTTGATCTGGTCTAGTTATAATAACATAATCATAATCTGTTTTATATTTTGAAAATAATTCTATAACTTTTTTTTTTGAATGAAGAGCCAAAACCATATTTCTAACCAAATAAGCTTTCATGTTTAACGTATTAGCACAACCAGCCCAATTTCCTAATTTAGCATAGTATTGTGATATTCTTAAGTTTTTTTCAACTAAATTTTGTTTTTGTAATATAAAATCTCTAGGATTTAAAATTTCATATGAAGAATTATCATAATCAATTACTTTTTCACCTGACCATGGATTTATATATGGATTATCTAATAAATATGTATGAATAAAGGTATCATATTCATAATTATTATTTGTTAGTTCATCAAATATATTTTCTTTTATATTATCATACGTATTTCTTAAACTTCTTGTTAAACCAAAAAATAATATTGCTACTTTTTTTTTCATTTTAATTTAAATTAGTATAATATAAATTTTTTTTTTAAACAAATAAAGTATAAAATTATGTATTATTTATCAGTATTAGCTCAATTTAAGAATGAAACTCTTAATTTAAAAGTTTGGTTAGATCATCATATATGGCAAGGAGTTCAACATTTTTATTTAATTGATAATGGAAGCACTGATAATCCATTAGCAATATTACAAGATTATATTAAAAAAGGCATTGTTTCATATTATTATAAACCAAAACTTTATGCACAAATTGAAAATTATCGTAAAGTATTTGCAAAAGATATATGGTTTAAATCTTATTGGTTGGCTGTTATTGATTTAGACGAGTTTTTATATGGAATTGATCAAAAATTAGTTAAAAAATTATCACATTTACATTATTTCAGTGTTATTTATTGTAATTGGTTTGTATTTGGAACTAGTGGCTGTATAGATCATCCTCCTGATGTTAGAAAAAGTAATATTCATAGGCTACCGGAAATGGATAAGGTTAATACAAAATATATTTTTAAAACTATGGATATAGTTAATCCATCTCAATTATGGATTCACTGGTTATTTAAACCTAATACTCGTATTCCAATGCAATCAGGACAAAAAATACGAATTGCTAATCAACTCATTAGATTAAATCATTATGTTTGTCAATCAGAAGAATTTTTTACAAAAGTAAAATCTACTAGAGGTGATGCTTCAAAAAGTGGACATAAATGGACTAGAGAATTGTTTGATGCTCATAATATACCAGCGACATTTGTAGATGAAACTTTAAAAACTATTATAGAAAATGAACCAGATAATTATTAAAAAAATATTATTTTTATAAATTTTTTTTATAAACTATTTCTATGAACTTTGAACAAAATATACAACAATGGGTGCAAATTGACAATCAATTAAAAAATCTTACTGAAAAAGTAAAAGAATTAAGAGAAAATAAAAATAATATTTCGGAGAAAATTTATTCACATATTGAAGAGAAAAATTTAAATAATGCTTCTATTAAAATTAGTGATGGTCAATTGAAATTTATAAAAATTAAAGATACTCAAGTATTAACTTTTAAATATTTAGAATCTTGTCTTTCCGAAATAATAAAGAATGAAGAACAAGTTAAGAAAATTGTTGATTATATTAAAAATAAACGCGAAGTTAAATATGTTCCTGAAATAAAGCGATTGTATAACAATTAATTTATATTTTAATAATGTATATATGAATCAGAATTCCGAAATATTTGATAATAATGAATTTGTTTTTACCCAAACTAAGAATGAGGATGGAAATAATCAAATGATAGGAGGCGGCTATAAAATTAAATCATTTTTTTTAAATGATGGGATACCAATTATGACTACTATAAACGATTCAAATCAAACGGGAGAAGATTCTAAAGTTTCAAATATATTTGAAAATTTAGCAATACCAGCAGGATTATTTTATATTAATCAAAAAATACCTAAAAATGAATTTATTTCAGAGAATAATATTTTAAATCACAATATGTTACCAGATGAAATTTTGGATAAATTGTTTGGTTTAGTTGAAGTAGATAAAAAAAGAAAAAGAAAAACACGAAAACAAATTATTGGAAATAATAAAAAAAATACTCGGAAACATTTTTAATATTTATATATATTTTTATTCATATATATAAATAATGTTTTATACATTATACACTTCTTCTGATTCTATCATAAAATCAGAATTAGATGATATACAAAATGAAGAAAATAGTATTTGTTTCATTTGTTTATCTAACAACAATTTTATAATTAAACCTATGAAAGAATTTAAAAATATTACAACTACATGCGATTGTAATATATTAATTCATGAAATATGTTTTAATGAATGGATAAAAAAAACAAATTCTTGTCCTATTTGTCGTATTGAAATACAAATTGTAGTTAATAATTCAAATTAAAATTCAAATTTAAATGAGAATAACACTATAAATTTTTTTTTTATATTTTTAAGAAAAATAATATTTTATTTTTATTTTATCGTATTTTTTTCCAGTTTTTTTGTAATTAAAAGTATATTGAATGATATTCATAATTTAAATTCTTGACCATGTATTGTGATTAAAAGGTGAAACTATAATTTCAGACAATTTATTTTTCCAATATTCAACTCTTTTTTCCATTATAATATCTTTTTCTGTTTTTGGATATATGGGATCATTTGCCATTAAATCTTCTTCTGTGCTATTCATCCTAGGTTTATAACCAAAACAATTTACACCAAATTTTATTTTTGGATTAGCCATATAGCCTCCATTAATTCCCGGTCTTCCGCAGTCATTTTCATGTCCTTCTATTTTTTGTAATTCATTAAATGTTTTTTCTTGTGTAGGATATAACGCCATCTGTCCTTCAGACCATCCATAATTACACCATTCTCCGCCATTTTTATATGAATCCTCTATTTCTTTATAATTAGCTAATCGTGCACCATATGCAGTGCATAATGCATTTGCATCTGGAAAACTATAATTATTACCGGGAATATTAAATACTTGAGGACTTAATTTTATTTCAGGAACGGTTGAGACAGGCTGAGTATTATTTACAACAATATCAATTTCTGGATTCCCTGTAAATATATTTTTTAATTTAGCGATAATATCAATTCCAAAGAAATATTGAAATCCATTAATGAAGATTAGTAATATAAAAAATGCAATTACTATAATATAAATTAAATTTGAATTTGAATTTGAATTTGAATTATTATCTTCATAAATATTTTGATTTGAATTTGAACTTCCTAAAGACATAAAAATTATAATATATATTATGATTACTATAACCAAAATTATAATTAAACTTGGATTTGATAATAAATTATTAACATAATCATATGTATTATCTGCAACAGTTCCTAAACCCACATTTACTGTATTAATTTGATCATCCATATATAATATATATATAAATCAAAAAAAAATACTATTTATTTTGTTTCATCTCTCTTTTTCTATAAAAAAAACAATATGCTTTTGGAGTAATTATTTGTTGCGCCAATCCAACTTCCGATACGTTTGTATCATTAAAATGATACCATTTATCATTAGCATTTTTTACAAATGAAGTATAATGACCTCCTAAAACTGACCCACTATGATTACAAACTCCATAAAGATCATAAATATAAGAATCTTTATTATATCCAATAACGTATTTTGATAAATCTAAATTTTCTAATGGAAAATTTACTAATATTTGATTTTTTCTATTCATAGAATTAAATCTTTTAATATCTATCACTAAAATATTAGGAAAATTCCAAAACATTATTTTTTTTTTAGCTACAAATTTTTCTCCTGTATTTTCATTTGTTAATTTATTATCACCATCTAATACTTCGTTTTCAACATATAAATCAAAACAATCAATTAAAGATGGTAATTTATTATTTTCGGGTATAGGCAAATTAATAATAAAATACGATTCAGGAATCATATTTATTTTTTCTCCTGTTTCTGCATTTTCTAAGATAGAAACTTGAATTCCATAAAATAATGCTAAAACCTCCGAATAATCCTTTTCATACATTTGTTTTATTCTTTCAAAACATTTAATTGCAATTTTATCTTTTTCATCTTTTATTTCACCTTCTATTGACATAATAACTTCTCTAGCAAGAGAATTATGAAAACAATCTATGATAAACATTAAGAATTCAGGTAAATCATTTTGATCAAATCCTGTAAACATTTCATAACCTTTTATATTTGCTATTTTTTGAACTACTTTTACAAATTTAAATGGAGAAACTACACAGTTTTCTTTCCATAAAATTTCTCTTAATGCGTCCCATTCAATTAAAAGAGCTGAATCATATTTATTATTTAATTTTTTTTTTGTATGTTTGGGTATATAAAAAATCGTTAAATTCATATGTATGTGAAAGAACTTGGATTGCTGAATTAATAAAACAAGTATTACCTAGATTAGATAATCCCGATAATCCTTTATTTTTATAATTTTCCAAATTCATTATATTATATATAATTCTATTTATAAGTTTATATTTAAACATATTTTTTTTAAGATATAATATATTATTAAATGTCTAATAATACTCAAACTTTATCAGCTGACCAACGTAGATTAGTAAATATGTATATTACTCAATATAATCAAGTTAATTCACAAATTAATCATTTATTTGAAATGTTAGATGATATAAGAGATAATATTCAAAATATTACTACAAATTCAAATTTTAATAATAATTCTAATAATAATTCTAATAGTAATTTTAATCGGAATTATAGATCTTACAGGTCTAATAGAAATAATAGAAATAGATTTTCAGATAATGAAAGACAAAATAATTATATATTTTATGATTATAATAATCCTATAAATCCAGTCACTTATACTAACAATAATAATAATAATTTAAGACAAGAAACTAATAGTTTATTTAGAGATAATATTGATATTAATAATTTATTAACCAATTTTTTAAATACTTCAGTAATTGTTAGACCAACTCAAGAACAAATTGAGAATTCATCTAGAGTTATCAGGTTTGAAGATATTGACAATCCATTAACTGAGTCATGTCCTATTTCTTTAGAACAATTTGAACATAATGATATGGTAAGACAAATAATTCCTTGTGGCCATATATTTTCTCAGACACCATTCAATCAATGGTTTAGTAATAATGTTCGTTGTCCAGTATGTAGGTATGATATTCGGAATTTTGCTATAAATACAAATTCAACTACTAATTCTACTGCTAATTCTACTGCTAATTCAACTGCTAATTCAACTGCTAATTCAACTGCTAATTCAACTACTTCTACTAGAACCAATAGAGCTTTTAATAATGATTTATTGAATAGTAATTTAATTAATAATTTAGCAGCTAGAATGATGCAAACTATGTTACAACCAAATGAAAATCTAAATGATGATAGATTAATGTTTGATGCGTCAAATAATATTTTATTATATGAAACTTTTATTCCTCTTAATAGATTAGCAAGTAATATTATTAACGAACCTGAAAATTCAGAAGAAAGAGAAGATAATGATTTATAGAACTAATTTAAAGACATATTCTTTAAAGATAGTAATGACTACAAATTGTAAAAGATTTAGAAACCGATGGACAATAAAGGAGTGTTTAGATTTGCAAAGAGAATTTGAACTTTTAGAATGGCCTATTGACAAAATTGCTTTAAAACATAAAAGAACTCCTAATGCAATTATGTTAAAATTAGATAACCAAGGACTTGCTGATTATAATGTATTGTATAATAAATATCATGATTTAAATTCTTCAATGAATGTAATTAGAAAACATACTTATGATGAATTTGATGAAGAAAATATTGTAAATAAATTTATTGATGAAGATCAAGAATCTATTTTACTAGGACAAGGAGAAGGAGGAGAAGAAGAAGGAGAAGAAGAAGGTGAAGGAGAAGAAGATAATAATTTACATGAGCGTATTAATCAATTAGAAAGTCATGTAGCTATGCTTACTGAATTAGTGTTTAAATTAAAACAAAATACAAATAAATCTGTATTTGCATCATTATTCAGTTAATAATTTTTTAAATTATTTATATAATATTAAATTTTAATATTAAATAAATATAAATGATAAAATTAAATATTTATTTATCATTAGTTATATCTTTTATAATACAGATAATTACTGCTTTTATTGAAGTAATTTCCTTATTTACTAACATACCTTCTAAATTTGTATTTTTAAAACAAATGTTAGTATTAGAATTAATAGTTCAGTTTATACAAGGTTCATTTTATACAAATTGGCTATTAAATTACAATAATATTTCTAATGTTACACCACTAAGATATTTTGATTGGTTTTTTACTACACCAATTATGTTAATTAATTTAATATTTTGTTTATTATTTTTCCAATATCTAGATAATAATATTATTGAAAAATTTAATTTATTAAGTGTATTTAATAAAGAATTTTATTCTATAATTACGATTTTATTATGTAACTTTTTAATGCTTTTATTTGGCTATTTAGCTACTATTTCTTTAATTCCATTATCATTAGGAATATTTTTAGGATTTTTCCCATTTTTATTTTATTTTTATTTTATTTATATGAAATATGTAATTTTAAGTAAAGATGGATATAAAATATTTTTTTATTTCTTTATTTATTGGTCTTTTTATGGAGTAAGCGCATTTTTACCTTATAAAATAAAAAATATATGTTATAATATATTAGACTTATTTTCTAAAAACTTTTTTGGATTATTTTTATCTTACTTGATTTATTATTATAAATCATAAAAATTTATCTATAAATAAAAAATAAATTTAAAAACTATTTTTGTAAAACAAATAGTCTAGTAAATAACTAATTTGTTTTACAAAAGAATTTAGATAAATTTTGGTTTCCCTCTTTAGCATTATTAGTATCTCTTAAATACTTATCAAAAATCAATGCTTGGACTTCTTTATCTTTTATTTTATTTATTTTTTTTTCACATTTTTTTTCGTCTTCTTCTGTATTATTTATTTTTTCTATTTCCTTTTTAAAATTGGTAATTTTGGCTTTTCTAGCTGGTTTTTGATTTGTCCAAATTTCTTCCAATACTAAACCAAATAATTGTAATAATGGTTTCATTATTTGATTTGTTATATAAAATGAATAATCAATTTTCAAATTATTTTCTTTTATAAAAGTTGGTGTTTCTATTTTATCACCTTGTAAAACTTTTATCTTTTTTGAAGATTGTAATCCTTTTGTTACTACATATACAAAAGGAATTCTATCTCCAGAAGTTGGTTTGTTTCCTGGATCTCTTTGTGAAATCCTATCTGCTAATACTTTATGAGCTATACTTTGTGGATTTTTATAAAATGAACGCAGCGATTTAGTTATAATTAATTTTTCTATTGGAACATTTCCATTGACTAATTCTTGTAAACACTTGTTAACAAAATCCATGGCTTTTTGAATATTTTTTTCTTTCATCAAAATATCAATTACACCTCCATAAATATCCTTAACAATAGGAGCATTATCTCTTCTCTTTAAAACTATACCCATTTCATTCCTTTTTCCTTTTTTAGGATCCAATTCATATTTTATTGATACATATCGTTTTTTAGATAATAAACAAAACGGCATAAATGTTTTTTCATATTCAAAATCATGTGGTTGCTTTAAGACATTAGAAACATGATGACATGCTTCCTGTGCTATTTCAATTGATAATTCCAATGCCTTATCACCTAAAATTTTTTCTCCTGTTTCCTTATCTGTTAAATTAAATTTGAAGAATACTGAATCAGTATTATGAACAATCATATTTCCAACTCCTGCTGCAAAGTGGTGGTTCTCAGTTGTTATATCATATATAAATCCAGAATATTGAATTTCATATATTTTTTTAATTGCTATAGGATTTTTTCTTTGTTTTTTTGTTGTTATTGTTATTCTGTAAATATCTTGTTTATCTAATCTAGTATTTATTGATACAGAATATCCTAAATTTTTTGCTAATAAATATATCAAAGTTGCGCTAAGTTGATTTTTTTGGTCAATACGAATACATCCATTGTTATCTTTATCGCCGTCTGCATCATACATTCCTTTCCAAAATGCTTTCTGAATATTTTCATTTGATGATAATATTTCTAATGGTATAACTTTTATATTTTCAGAATACAATAAATGTCTATAATTTTTAACAAATGATACAATTTTACCATATTGACCTTTAGAATTAGGAGTTAATTTGTATACTCCCGAACTTTCAATTGTATCCCTAATTTTCCAATCAAATTCAGAATATACTTTTCTACACAAATCTTGATATTCATTTAATAATATTAAAGAAGAATTATTTAATGCCCAACTTGATTTTTTTCCAGATGCACAATTATATATACCACAACTTCCATCGCCAAAGAAGAAACCCATAATTTGTGCTTCATCTTCAGTTATATATGTTTCTTTTTTATCAAAAATTGGTAGATCTTTATGTAAAAGTTCTAGACCGATGCTACAATCTTTAGGAGATATTTCAGTTCCATCCGAGTTAACTAAAGAATGATCATCAGTAACATCAACACACCCAGTATGGGTTAATACTCTAATCATTCTTTTATTACATGCTAATTCATGTCTAATAACACGAAATAATTTAGTCCATCCATTTTCTGTCCAAGTTTGAACATTATCTAATTCACAAAATTCTTTTTCCTGTTTCCCTTCTTCAATACATTTAATCCAATTATTATTTCCATATTTTTCTGCCAATTGTTCTATTGTTAAAATATCAACATTTCCATTAATTTTTACATACACTGGAGTATAATTAGCAACACTATCTCCGTACACATATTCTGCTTTTGTATTTACCACACCATATCTCGTGTCAACATTTATATCAGTATAACATTCTTCAACAACTTTTTTTGCAAATGTTAGCAGTAATCTACCTGTTGCAGTTGTAGAAGCGGCAATATCAGGTTCATAAAATGTGCTTGTTTTTGCACCAAGTTGTCCATAAAGTGAATTAGCCGTTACTTTATAAGCCTGTTGTCTTTTATCTAATATATTTTTCATAAATTCATCTGATGTTTGAGGAATTAATTTTCTTGTATCTTTTCTTGCTTTTAATAATTCTTGAAGAATAGCAGGCATAATTGCTTTTTCTTCTATTTCATTAACGATTAAAGGTTGCGCGAATCTACATATTTTAAAACCGGATCTAATTTTTTCCGCTCTAGATTTAGGAGTTTTTCTTATCCAACGGAATGTATCAAAATTAACATCTACGTATTCATATTCTGGTAAATTATCAAAAATATAATTGCCATTATCATCTTTTTCTCCAGTTTCTAAAATTAAATTTCCTGCTAAATCATAAATTTTAGTCCAAACTTTACTACTTGGACATAAATTTTCCGATAACATTGAACTTGGATATAAAGAAGCAAAATCGCCAACGCAAACTGGATCATCTAAATATAATCCACATTTTGGATTTAGAACAATTGCTCCTTCATACCCATCGTCTTTGCAACCTTTATTTATACAAGGCATTAAAACCCCTTTTTCTCTACATTTTTTTGCAACATAACTTGTTAATTTTATTCCCTGGCCTCTAAATATTAAAAAGCTCATTGGAACACTACATAATTTTGACATTTCAACTAAATCTGTTACAACATCTACTTTATTAAATAAATAATGCACTAAATTACAATCTTGTATACAGTATTTCGCAATAATTGAGCGCGATGCCGGTCCTTCATTTGTCATTCTGAAAATATCTTTAGGTGTTACATCATCTTTTGCTAATCCCCATTTTACTTTTTTAGCTGAAGGATTTTCTTCGCCTAAAATTTCAAACCATCCCTCTTGTTTACAAACATTTATAACTTTGAATTTTTTACCATCTTTATAATAATCACTGCTATGATTTATTTCCTCAAAATGAATATATGATTCTAGTTGTAATCCCATCATATTTGATGTCAAAACTCTCGTAACTTTTTGGCACGACGAATCATCCCTACATAGATGTAAGAGTGATTTTACTTCGTCGCCTATAAAATGACCGCCTACATAATCCAATTTATATGACGTCAAATTTTCTGTTCTGCGAAACCAATTTAACATATCAACTTGTAATCTTCCATTCATTTTTATTATTGCTAATTCATAAGTTCCAGATGCTAATGTCGTTGAACTTCTATCTATATCAATTTTTGTAGGATTTTTAAAATCAAATGTATTGCAAATTTCATTATTATTTCTTGATAATTTTAAAAATTCTTCAACACAAAATAATTCTTGTGATCTTCTAAACATAAATTCATAATCAAAACTAAATATATTATAACCTATAATTATATCTGGATTTTCTCTTTGAACTAGATTTGTCCAAGCTATTAAAACTTCCTTTTCAGTATTATAAGTTTCTATTTGAGCATTTTTTAGATCATTGCATGAATTTAAAACAATACAATGATTTAAATAGGGATCATTTTCTCCATAATTAATAAATGTTGAACCAATAAATGTAACTTTATCACCTTCTAATGGAGGAAAATGATTTCTTAAAGATCTTATTAATTCACTAATTTTTCCTTCTCTTTCAAACTTTTTATCACAAATTATATCTACAATTGTTGATTCTTTATTTTTATAATTCTTATTGTTATTATAACTAATTTTAAAATATTTTTCTTCTTCAATAATATTTTCATTATCTGATTCGTTATCCGAATTTAAATCTTCTTCTTCTGGTTCATCTTTTTTCATTAATAATTTATTTGCATTTTCAAATAAAGTTTCTAATAAATGTTCCTCATTTCCTTCTTCTACACGATCTCTTACTTTTGTTTTTAACCAGTTTTCTGTCCTATTATTTAAACCTTCCTCATCTTTAATTTTTTCTTTTGGATAAACAATATCTATATTTTCTATATTTTTGAAACCAAACCCTCCTTTTATTATTTCTCTTAATTCGTTTCTACAATCTTCATTTTTAATATCTCCTAACTTATCAAAATAATCTACAATATTTGTTGCTAATTTTTTATATGATTTAATTGGAACTGGAAAATCTCCGTGACTACTTGAAGCTTCAATATCAAAACTCATTATTTTATAAGGAACTCTATCTTCTTTATTATTTAAAGCTATTATATTCTTATAGTTTATGACAAACTCAAAATCACAACTAGTTGTTTTATTATTTCCTGTTATTTGAATAGTTTTTTTGACAGGAAGAGCAATCCATCCTGATGGACTTATTTCACGAATATGGAAGAAACGTAATAAAGGAGGAATATTGGCTTCATATAATTCTATAAATGTAATTTCATTATTATGTATAAATTTATATCCATTCTGAATTAATTTACGTTCTTTTTCATTCATTGAATCTTCATACCATAAATTTTTTACCTTATTATAAATATTTATATTAGCGAATTTAATTTCAATAAATCTATGTTTCTTCCCAGCGTCAAATCCATAAAGTTTTTTTCTTTCAATCAATTTACATTCTAAAATTGAATTTGCATAATATTTACCTATTGTTGATTTTAAATGATCATAAAATGCTGTTTTTTTCTTTTGTCCCCAATTATCTCCGACTTTTAAATAGAAGAATGGAGAATATTCTTCAATTAATATAGAAGCTTTTTTACCTTCTTCATTTATTCCAAACATTTGTATCATAAATCGTCCGTTATCTTTATTTATTTTTTTGAAATCTTCGTCTGAATCAGATTCCTTATCTAACCCTTTATCATTATAAATATTAAACTCAAATAATTTGAAAATATGTTCCATTTTTACTATTTATTATTCCTATTGTATTATTTTTAATTCAATTTTTTTCTACTTTATTGTAACTTATTTGATTTTTATCGCAATAATTATTTTTTCAGATTTGTTACGATAAATGCTTTGGAATCCTGGAATCCAGTTGATAAGGATGTTTTTCAGATAAAGGTAATGAAAAAATTATTAACGCAATAAAAATTATTGCTCATAAAAATATGAAAATCCAGATTATAATGATTCAAATAAGTATTTAAAATTAGTAATGAACTCTATGAGCGGTTCATCAGAAGAAGAACAAAAGAAAAATTATTTCAAATGTAGCAAAAGAAGTTATAATAAATAATTAAAAATAGATAATTTATTATATGAAATCTAATAGTATTTTTACTTCAATAATTTGTTTAATTTTTTTAATTTGTTTAATCTGTTTATTAATTTTTCTTTATTACTTTAGTAATATGCCAAATAAAAATATTAAAGCAATAGCAGTTTTTCAGGATGAAATCAAAGGAATAGTTAAATTTACTGAATTTGATAATAAAGTAAAAATAGATGTATTCATTACAGGTTTAAAACCTTCATCTTTGCATGGGTTTCATGTTCATGAGGCCGGTGATTTAACAGATAAATGCACAAGTATGTGTTCTCATTTTAATCCTTATGGATTAACTCATGGATGTCCTGGAATGAAAAATAGACATGTTGGAGATTTAGGGAATCTTCAAACTAACAACAAGGGAGAAGCCAAATATTCATTTTTTGATGATCAAATAAAATTACGTGGTTCAAAATGTAATATATTGGGAAGAGGATTAATCATTCATGAAGATCCTGATGATTGTGGTAAAGGTGGAAATTTAGAAAGTCTCAAAACTGGGAATGCCGGTAAAAGAATTGCATGTGCAATTATTGGTTATTCAAAAGATAATTTTTAATACCATTTATCATTTTAAACTTACATATTAATTATATAAAATACTTAAAAACTAATAATTATATTTGTTTAATAATGAATTATATTATTTTAATTATTTGCTCCTTTATTCTACCGATTATTTCTTTAAAGCATATTGATCCAAAACTATGTATTAATTGTAAATATTTTATACCAGATAATGAAAGTGGGAAATATAGTAAATGCTTTCTTTGTCCAACGAGTCAAGGTAAAGCAAATTTTTTAGTTAGTGGAATTATTAATTTAGAAGATTATTATTATTGTTCTACATCTAGAGCTGGAAGTGCTATATGTGGTGAAGAAGGTAAATATTATAAAAAGAATATAAATAAAAATGTAGGTAAATATAATGAAGTAAAAGAAGACTATCATTTTTAATAAAATAATACGTAATTATTATTTGCGTCCATATTTACAATATTGTTTTTGTGAAAATCCTTTAGGTTTGGAACAATTTATGCTAAGTTTATATTTCCTAGACCATTTACCACCTCTTTGTTTTCTATTTTTCTTACGCTTTGTTTTTTTATGTTTTAATCTTTTATAAACATCCTGAGGTGAGCTTGTTGAAACAACAGTATTTATTTTGGATTCAATCCAATTTATAAATGAATCAATTGAACGATCTTTTTTTCCAATTGAACTATTTTCATATTGTTCTATAGTTTTTCCATGATTATTAATATATTTCATAGATGGAAAACCATCAACTGAACCTATATTTTTTGTTAGTTTCGGTAAAAAATCTTTATTAAAATCTACAATCACTAAATTATCATTTTTCATATATTGATCTTTTAAAACCGATTCCAATTTCTTCCATTCTGGTCTCGTAGCATTACAAGGTCCACAACCTTCCATATACACTAGAATAAAAATATGAGAACCTTTATTAATATATTTATCTAATAATTCTATTTTTTTTTCATCATTTTCCGAATTTATGTGTAAAACGTGCATTTATATATTATATATTTAAAAAAATACTTTTAAAAATATATATGTCCTTACTTTTTTTTAAACGTATATTATATATGACAAATTCTATTACAAAGATTATACTTATAATATTAATATTTTTAGGCGGATTATATATTTATATATATACTACAAGTAATCCTAAAATTATTGAGAATTTAACAACTATGAATGGTGATTTAAGATGCCCTAATCTTTTAATTCAGAAAGGTTCTCAATATTATTTATATAATTCTAATATAGCTCAAGTTCCAGGCGTAAATCCAATACAATTTAACAATTTAGAAGAATATAATGAATTTTTAGAATGGCAACGTGGTGCTGGTATACGTTGTCCAGTTCTTTATGTTCAAAATACATATGATGCTCAAGGTAATCGTGTATATAAAGTGAGACCTAGTGTTAATGAACCTCAAGGTGGTTTACCTCCAACTACACCCGTGTCATTACCATTAAAATTTACACAACTGGTTGATGCTACAAGAAATGATTCGCCTTATAATCAAAATAGTTATCCAGCATTTGATCAATCCAGTTATTATGTTGGATCTATTACTCCTTTAGATCAAATAAAGAATTCCGAATATAATATGCTTTATAGTGATAATGCTATGGATCCTAATTGGGGTGGTGCAGAATATACGCAAGCTTTAACAGATGCTGGTTATTATAAAGATAATAATGTAAATATTTATGTTCCTTAAAATGTTATTTGTAAACTTACTAGTATTTCAAATGCTGATAATAAATATACTTTTACATTATATTGATAAAATGTAAAAGTTAATAATATATAAAATTTGTCTTTAAGGGCTTGCGGGTTTCTGCAGTTCTTGATATAATTTCATTTTAGTATTTAAAATATTTTCAAACTTGCTGTTTTTTAAATTTTCTTCATATTCTTTGTCAGCGTTTATTTCATATACTAAATTTTCAGAATTAGTATTTGGAAGCATAATTATAATAAACCGTAATTCATCGCTATAATAATTGTTATTCAAATATTCGTAATATGTATTTTCGTTATAAAAAATATGACAATTTGGCAATATATTTATTATAGGAATATTGGGTATTTCTATTATTTTTTTATATTCTTTGTCAGCGTTCATTTCAAGTTGTTCATTTATAGAACCATAAATATTATTAACGTAAATTGTTACAGTTATAGGCAAATGTTTATTACTTAATAAATATAATAAATCACTAGAACTAAACAGTAATCCTCCATCACCTATAAAGACCCATACTTGTTTGTTAGTTGCATAGTGTATTGCTATACCGTTAGAAATTGCGATACCAATAGAAGCCCAATTAGTTGCGCTTTCAAAACAATTTGGATGTTCTGTATCCATATATTTCCCAATTGCGTACCAATTTTTTCCTACATCTATGCTTATGGGTATATTTAAATTATTATTTTTATAAACTATAGAAGCAATATACGCAAACTTTTCTAATCTACTAATTCTAGGTAGATTTGTGTCTAGTATAGTATTAGACTTTTCTAGTTTTAAAACCCAATTATTGTTGGGTTGTAAGATTAAGTTTTCTAAAATAAAAGACAAATCATTTATTTCATAAGTATCATTAGATTTTAATGAAAATTTTTTATTATAAGATAAAGAAATTATATGCTTATCTTTAGTAAATACAACAGAAAAAAAGTTTTTTTGATAAGAATTTAATTTTCCAGAAACATTTCCTATAACAAATAAATGAGTAGCATTATATAAAGCATAATTTGCGCAATGTTTGCCAAGTGTTCCTATTCTTCCACAACTCAACCCGTATTTTTTTAAATAAAATCTACCTTTCCAAGTTGTTACAAATGGTAATTTATTTACTTTAATAAATTGAAATAATGATGAATAATGAATGTGTTTTAATCGTCCTATAACTAACAATATATTTTTTGATTGAAATTCTTTTAAAGAATTAATTAATAAAAGTTTATTATTTCTATCACATTTATTGAATATTTCATTTTCTTTATTGTTTTTAGGTATTTTATACATTTTTTCAACAAATATGTTTTGATCAATCAGTAATATAACTCCGGTATTATATTTTTTTGCTGTATTATATGATTCATCCATAACAGTAAAAATGTCATTTTCATTTTTTATATAAAAAAAATGATCAGTAATATTTTTTGCTATATTTTTAATATCCCACGTTTGGAAATCTCCTACATTATCGTTTGTATCAATTGTTGAAACTATAATTAAAGGTTTCTCTTCATATATAGACTGTTGAAGAGCAGAAATAGCTGTAGCCAATCCTGGACCTCTAGTTGTAAATAAATAACCAACTGAATTTGTATATTCTCCATATAATTGAGCAGCAAAACCATTTTGCAACTCACTACCAAGATTTGTCCATATAATTTTATTTGGTTTATAAGATAATAAATAATTCAATAGTTCCTTTCCCCCTGCTGGTAATCCAAATACCCTGTTTATATTTTTATTTAAAAGTATTTTCCAAAAGATATCATAAAAACAATTTTTTTTTGTATCTCTATTTAGTAGTTTATTATTAATACAACTATCGCAAGCTTCAGGTTTAAAAGCAATATCAACTAATTTAACTAATTTGTCTAACGATTTCGTTTCTGGTTCAAAAATAATATCCAAAGATAGCTGTAATTTACAATGTAGATCATTTTTATCATTACGACTTTCCATTATATAATATAAAAATATTATTACATAAAATTTTATCTAAAATAATTGATTAAATGTATCACTTTTCATAAATATAAATATATTATATTTTATTTGTAAAATTGTTTTTGTAGTATCATTAGTCGTATGATATTTTATTGCTTATCTAAAAACGTCATTGTTGTATTCAACGAATCTTTTGCTTCCTTCAAACTATTTAAGTTATTTATCAAATCAATATTAGATTGTAAATTATCGGATATTTTCATATTTAAAACCTGTTTAATCATTAAATATCCGATATAATCATCTAAATTAATTATTGCCGTTTCATAATCTTTTCTATATTTTGCTATTAAAAGTTCATCTTGAAGCTTAACAACTTGAGCTTTAATACCAGCTGCGTAAGAAACTGCTGTTCCAGCTTCACCAGAATCTGGTGTATCAGAGCCATTCGTTAAACCTTCAATAACCGATGCTTGTAATTTAAACATTTTTACTATAAAATAAATGATAAAGAATGAAACAATTAAAATGCCAATTATTTTGAAAAATTCGTCTTTATTCATATATATATAATATTTCAGAAAAATATAATTAATTTAATTATATTTTTGATGTTTAAGTATTCCTTAAGATTTGAATTTTGAATTTTGAATTTTGAATTTAATATAAATATAGTATATAAATCATGAAAATTTCTTTTGAAGAATTTAGTGAATTACCCAAACGGAGTGTTGGAAAAAGAAACTTAGAACCTGGAAAAAATTATTATATACAAGAATCAAAAGGTAAAAATAAATCAGTTTATAAAGGTACTTATTTAAGTAAGAATGACAAGGGAGATTATAATAGATTTGAAAATGTAGAATTTGTAGTAAATCCATTTAACAATAGAGCAACTCCATTTGGATTCAATAATAAAAGTGGATTTATATTTTCAGAAATAATGGAGCCAACGTCCAAGGAAAAAAGTATGAAAAATAAAACTATAAATGAATTAACTGAATTTATAAGTATGAAAAAAGCTGAACCAATTAGTATTACCCCAGAAGATTATCCATATATTGGTGAAGATTATAGAAGAACTAGAGATAGATTTAATACTACAAATAATGTTACAAAAACAAAGCGGACAAGTTCTTTATCGTCTTCAACAGCAAGAGGCCTA